ATGTCCTTTCAATCGGTTCGAAAATCTTATGATGAATATGTATTAAGGTTTGATTCATTTCCTGATCTAATTTTTATAGGTAATAACGTTTATAGAGATCTTTATGATGAATTTAAGAAAAATCCGAATTGGAAAGTATTATTTGAGTCAAAATATAAAATTGACGAAATAATGGGTTGTAAGGTAGTCATTGTCCCAAGTCATTACTATGATTACCGCTTTGATTTTTTTGAATTTGATGATCTCGAAGAATGCAAAAATAAGATTTTCGATGAAGATTTCAGAAGGTCTTCAGACTATCTGACCATCATGAAGAATTTACCCTCAATATATGATTGTAAGCTTTGGGAGGCATCACCTCCGACAAAGTCTGATTTTGATTATTGTTTAAATATTCCATTCGCAGCTATTGAACAATTTAAGTTGGAAAATTTAACTAAGAGTGAAATCGAAGAAAGAAAAAGTACTTACAAGATCAGAAAAGGGATTTATGAACCCGAATCTCGGTTTTAGTAATGTTGCAGTGAAATGCAGTATTAATAAGTTAAGTTTATAAGGTTCAATAGCCTAAGTATCAACGGTTCCTTCGTTTCTCGTTGCAGTGAAACGGGTTGCAGTAAAATAGCTTCATTTAGATGAACCGCAGGCGCGCGGGTGACTGCGCGGAAGCCAGTGGCCTGTGATTTAGATGATAATTATTCTCATTTGTGTGGGGTTGCCAAAATCCCATAAAAAAAGCCAGCATTAGCTGGCTTTCTTGTTTCTAAACGATTATGTGACGTTTTTTAAATCATACTCCTTAAATCTAATGACCTCGTCACCAGCCCACTCATTGAGCTGTTGCATGCGTGACTGAAGTGGAAGGATTTCATTTTGGTAAAAGACTTCTGCTGCATCCTTAATTGATCCAAAACCACCCGTATTATTTGGAACGATACCCATGAGTTGTGGAGGTATGCGAAGTGCTGCCAAAGTATCATCACGGGTGATAGATTTAATATTTGTGAAGTCATCTTTTGCCGCAATTTCGGAAACAGGCAAGATCTGGATACCATCCTTTTTTCCACCAGGTGCATAATAAAATAAATTACGGAAGTTGCCTGGTCCTTTACTATCCTTTAGTGCCTGACGTAAGGCTGTAATATCATTCGGATCCTGTGCTGCATCATTCACATATAAGATGAACCCAGCATGAGATCCATTGTTGTAGTACTTACGACGGAATAATGTCGCCGATTCATTGAGCCATGCGCTTTGTAAAGCAGATATGTATTCAGGTGCTCCATAAATTTCCTGATCAATATCAGTTTCTCGAATATGACAAACCCGATTATAAAACTCAAATTCTTGATAGCCTTTATGGTCATCACAAAGTAAAAAGAACTGATCAGAATATTCACCACGACGCATGTATTTTGCTAAAGCTGGTTTATATTGAATGACACTTCCGAGTCGTGATTTGATTTCTTCTAAGTAGGTATTACCACACCAAACATAATCCAATGCGACTTGTTCAAATGCTTTTCGATTCAACTTTGCATGTGGAATAAAAAGGTTAGCCAGAAAATTACGTTTAAAAATAATTCCGCTATTTAAATATGGTGTCGATTTATATGATTTGGCTAAGCCATTCATACTAACCTGTGGTTCATACCATCGGCCATTAAACCAAGATTCCATGTAATCTGATAATTCATTTCCATTAAGTACTGGAACTGCATCACCAAAAGTAAAGGCCATTGATTCTTGTTTATTAGTTGATTTGCTCTGAAAAACTGGTAGTTGGCTTTTGGCAAAACTGACTAAACTTTTTGCTGTCGATAGGGGATTCATTAATAGATCTCCATGAAAGATTGATTCATTTGTGTTTGGCCTTCAAGTGGTTCGTTATAAAGTGCATGCATGAGAGACCAAGCTAGATCCGCATGTCCGATTTCTTCAGAGCGTCCAGCTGTAAATGTCATTTGGCGCTGACTTGCTGTAAGTAGTTTTTTTAATGCTCATTAAGGATTGAGAAAGGTCAGTCCAGCCTGCGTCATACTCCAAACGCCCATTTCTGATTACATCCATTGTTTTAAGCACAAGCTTTGTTTTGACTTCTGGTGAATAGCTGAACTCGGTGACATTTGGGAAAAATTGTTTAACTAATTGAGATACACCAGTTCCCATACCTGTTATATCGATGCCGATATAAGTCACGTAATAGCGTAGGGTTGTTTGGCGAATCATCTCAGCTTGATTTTTAAAATCCATTCCTCTGAATTGGATTCTTTCAAGTACTCGAAACTTTCCACCAGGAACAGGGGAGGGAGCAACAACTACTAAGCCAGCACTATCACCGCTTTCTGCTGGGTCATACCCAATCCAGACTGGGTTATTTCCATAAGGTCGACTATGAAATGGTTTGTAGTCATCGCCCCAAACCTCCCATGAGTCAACCATGCAAGGTTGGAGCATCGCTAATGGAAAAATAGATGCACCATCATCAATAAATTGGCACATCAAAAGGTTTGCAAATTCTTCAGGTGAATATTCGAATCGCAATTCTTCAATATCGAATAAATCACACCCGCCATTTTCAGCGTCTAATATCGTAACGATTTGACGCCACATCCGGTCTTCACATAAACGACCATTTTTCAGTGAATCATGTGATACATCGATATCAAGTCTTTGGTCTTTCGGTCGACCACGGTTATTACGTGTTCCAGTCCAGAATGTATATGCTTCATGTGCCATCGTCGAAGGCGTTGAAAAATAGGTTTTACGCCATTTTTTATGCAAAGCCATTGCTGACGCGACTTTGTTTAATTCATTGAAGCCAAATGTCCAGAAGAACTCATCGAAATAAAAGTTACCGTGGTGACCTTGGGCCGTTCTGTAGTTTGTACCTAAAAATGACAATGAAGCCTGATTATTATCTGGGAGTACGATTGGATCTCCGACCAATTCAACTCCGCATGCCTCATAAGCAAAACCTTTAATATATTCTTTGAAAATATGGGCCTGAGCTTTTGAAGCAGATAAGAAAATTTGATTACGGCCAGTTTTGACTGCATCGACCAACGCTTCCCGAGCAAAGTACCAAGTAGCGCCAATTTGACGACTTTTTAAAATTACTCGAGTACGTTGATTGCCTGCTTTATACCAATCGCGTTGATAGTCAAATAAGCTATCTTCAAAAGCTGAAATAAGTTGTTCAACTTGTTCTTCAGTAAACTGATTATTTTCTTTTTTCTTCTTGGGCGCTGCATTACGCTTGGCAATATTGGGATTAAGATCCGCTTCATTACCACCTTCTTTATAACGTTCAATCCGGGCAAATTCTTTATAATTTTTAAATAATTCGCCTAGCTCTTTATAGTCACCACTCGACTTCTTATTCTTCAGCGTAAGTGTCATTAAACGAACTGTTAATGCTTCTTCAACACGACTATCAGATCGTGTCTTGTCCCACTCTTCTCTGGTTTTCCAAGCCTGAACTGTACGTTCATTTTCGTCTAGCGCTTCAGCTATATCGACAATTTTCCAGCCAAGCCAAAAGAGAAACTTGGCTTTTAATTTGTTGTCGAGTATCAGCTCAAGATTAGCTAGTTGTGAGAGTTCGTTCATATCTTGCGGATTGATTTGATTTCATCCGCAAACGATGGCAGGCAAGTTCTCTTTTATCAGTCATGGCAATTTGTATGTCAGTTATATACAAGCATGCTCAATTGCTACACATAACTAATATTGCCCATTCTGCACCTATTGAAATTGCCCAAAAAACCTTGCAACAGGTACAGCAGAATGACTGATAAAACACAGCCGAAAAAATTTAAATCGAAATGGTTTCGAGTTGCCGTGGCTGGTGACACTACAGATGGTCGTGAAATTCAACCTGAATGGATCATCCAAATGGCGCAAACTTATAGTCTGAATACGTATGGTGCGCGTATTAATTTAGAACACATTAAAGGGCTTTCACCTGAAAGCATTTTTTGTGCTTATGGTGATGTACTCGCAGTAAAAACAGAGAAAGTTACAATTAATGGCGAAGAAAAAGATGCTTTGTATGTTCAGATCCAGCCAAATGAAAATTTGATTGCTTTAAATCAAAAAAATCAAAAAATTTATACGTCTATCGAAGTCGATGAAAATTTTGCAAAAACTGGCCAAGCCTATTTAGTAGGTCTTGCGGTTACTGATAGTCCTGCATCACTTGGGACAGAAATGCTCTCATTTGCTGCTGGGGCAACTGAAAATCCACTCAAAGCGAAGAAATTACGTCCTGAAAATTTATTCAGTGCAGCACAAGAAACAAAGCTCGAATTCGAAGAAGTTAAAGAGTCATTTGCTAGTGACTTGGTGAATAAAGTTAAAAACTTATTTAAAAATCAAGAACAGCAACAACAGCAGACTCAAGAAAACTTCAGTCAAAACGAACAGGCCATCCTAGAAATTGCCCAGCAAACAGCTAATCAAGGTGCTGAATTTTCTGAGTTCAAGAATAAATACGAGCAGCTGCAGTCTGATTTTAATGAACTAAAAAACAAAGCTGGATCAAGAGCCTCAAGGACAACAACGTCCACAGTCAAACAACAGCAAATTTACTGAAGAAGTCGGCGAAGTCGACTGCTAATTCAGTCGGTTTAAGCACCCAATTAATTCATATTTAGAGTAAAAAAACAATGCGTACAGATACACGTACTAAGTACAATAAAGTCATGATTGAGTTAGCAAAACTCAATGGTGTAGAAAAGGTTTCACAAAAATTTAATGTGACTCCAACGGTTCAACAAAAACTTGAAGATAAAATCCAAGAATCTTCTGAATTTCTGAAAAAAGTTAATATTTTTCTTGTTCCTGAACAATCAGGTTCAGCAGTTGGTCTTGGTATTTCTCGTCCTATTGCTTCACGTACAAATACAGATGCTACTGAACGTCAAGCAACTGATCCAACGAGTATGGATGAGCGTTTTTACTTTTGTCGTAAAACGGATTTCGACACAGCAATTAAATATGCAAAACTTGATCAATGGGCAAAATTCAAAGATTTTTATAGCCGATTCCGCGGTGCTATCGTAAAACGTCAAGCACTTGACCGAATCATGATTGGTTTTAATGGTACCAGCATTGCGTCCAATACAGACATTACTGCAAATCCTTTATTGCAAGATGTTAATAAAGGCTGGTTGCAAAAGATGCGCGAAGAAAACCAATCGCGTGTGATGAAATCAGGTGCTGTACTAAACAAAATTACAATTGGTAAAACAGGTGACTATAAAAACCTAGATGCACTTGTAATGAATATTGTTGATGAAATGATTGATGATGTTCATCAAGGAAATCCAGATTTAGTCGTAATGTGTAACCGAAAAACTGTTTCGGATAAGTACTTCCCACTTGTAAACAAAGACCAAGACAACTCTGAAAAATTGGCTGCGGACATCATCATTAGCCAAAAACGTATGGGTGGATTGCCTGTTTACTCAGTACCGTTTTTCCCTGAAGGAATCATCTTTGTAACTACTTTCGATAACTTATCGATTTATGTTCAGGAAGGTGCCCGTCGTCGTACAGTCATCGACAATCCAAAACGTGACCAGATCGAAAACTATGAGTCTTCAAATGAAGATTATTACATCGAAGATCTTGGTCTTGCTTGTATGGCTGAAAACATCGAAATTCAGCCGGAGTAATTCAATATGAACTTGGCTCGAAAGCATTTCCAACAGCATCAGGCCAAATCCGCAGCTGAAACAGCTGCGGAGTTCGGTACCATGCTAAATACAAACGCCTATGAGCAGCAACTTTTGCAGCTCAACAGTGATAAGAATCGTCTCAAAAATATTCAGTCAAAACAAAATAAAATCGAACTGAAACGCCAGTTACTTCCAAATTATAAGCCATATATTGAAGGCATTTTAGAAGTGAAGCCTGGTGTTCAAGATGCAGTTATCACTGAGATTTTAGTTTGGGCAATTGATATCGGTGAATATGAATTTGCACTCAATATTGCTGAATATGTTCTTGAACATGGCTTGAAGCTACCAGATCGTTTTGAGCGTTCTGAAGCATGCTTTATTACTGAAGATATTGCTGATGAATTTTTAAAAACTCTTAAAACCGATGTTACGGTAGATATCACTGTATTAGAGCGTTTAGAGCAGCTAATTACAGATGAATCATTGGTTCAGTCCAAGCGTGATATGCCTGATGAAGTTAAAGCCAAGCTTTACTTAGCCTTGGGTAAAACTGAAATGCGTTTTGTCACTGGTGAAGAGTTAGTTGATTTAGTGCATGCGACCCGTGCTCGTGATTTCTTAGACCAGGCATGTAAGCTCGATGACAAATGTGGCGGCCGTACTGATCTAAACAAGATGACGAAACTAGCCAGTAAATTGAATGCAATCTTTAATAAAGATGAATCTCAATTATCTGAACAATCTACACAGCCAGAAGCCACTAATGTTTTATTAAACGAAAACCCAGTGGTTAATGAAGCAGAACAACCAGAAGTCGCCAACGTTTTGTTAAATCAAAATGGAACGCCAGTGGTAGATAACCACGGCAGTTTGGTACCGACATCTGAATAAGTGCCCCGCACCGCACTGGAGTGCAATGGTCGTGATCTTCACATCACAGTAAATCTTCAACGAGCCATTGCCCCTCCCAGTGCACTATGAAGGAGATCTACATGGGATTTGTCGCAAATGGTGCCGTTACACCAAGCAATATCATTATTTCCAGTGGCACATTCTTTCCTGATATTTCTCTTGATGAAATACGAAGTGTTGTTCGTATCGACGGATCCGTCACTGATTTTCGTTTAAGACAAGTTATCCGCGAAGAAATCATTGATGTAAATCGGCTGCTTGCAAGCCTTGTGATGAAAGCCGAAAAACTGGTGGATTTAGCTGTTAATCAGATTGACGGTAAACCAGATACTGAGGTTCTTTACCTGTCAGCGGTCTCTAATGGGGTGGCTGCAAAAGTAAATGAAAACTATCGAAATTATGACAGTACTAACTCTGGCGTTAAAAAATCGGAAGTAACTGAATGTTCAGTTGAAGATTATCGACGAAATAAGCAATGGGCAATTCAACAGCTTAAAGGTGAAAACCATAGTGTTGTGGAGTTGATATGAAAATGAAAATTTCATCTGTAGAAAAGCATCAACGTACTCATAGCTATCGATTTGACCAAAAATCTTTAGAGCGTTTGGCTCTTGAAAAAATAGCAGCAGAGTTAGGTCTAGACTTAACCAAAAATAGTTTAAAAACTGAATCCAGAATTATCCCTAACTCTGGGGGCATTAATCCAACAACTTATGAGTGCGAAGTTTCAATTATTGAAAACTTGGACTGTAAGGATTAGGCCATGAGTAAAACCATTACAGCAATTCAGAACGATACCGTCGATTCAATATGCTGGCGATATTACGGACGCAGTTCAGGCGTGGTTGAAAAAGTGCTTGAAGCAAATCCCAATCTAGCTGATATCGGTGTTTTTCTACCGATTGGCACTTCAGTGATTCTTCCTGATATCGATACACCACAACAAATTAAACAAACTGTCCAACTGTGGGATTAATAATGCCAGAACCAACTACAACAGCAGCTGTAACAGCAGTATCAATTAGCGCAGCTTCATTGCTCCCATTCGTAAATGGTAATGCATTACTTGGAGCAGTTTTCGGAGCAGCTCTTTTTGCAACAACGAAAAAAGATTTAAAACCTCTACAACGACTTTCAACAATGATTATTGCTGTGGGTTTTGGATATTTGTTAGCACCGGAAGTGACTACCCGAACGTTCATTACTAATGATGCTACAGCAGGGATGATTGCTTCTATTTTTTCATTACCAATTATTTTAAAAATTATGGTTTGGGTGGATCAATCCAGCCTAACTGACATCTGGAATAAATTTCGTGGAGGAGGTAAGTCATGATCGAAATTATGTTTCAACTGATTGCTCTTATTGCATACCTGATCTGTGGCCTACGAATCATTTGTTTTGATGCTGAAGGGCTTCGTCACCGTCATGGCTTTTCTATTTTAGCCACGATACTTATTGCAGCTTTTATTGGTCAGTCAATTCACATCCTGTTTTTTAAAGATCCAGTCACTTTATGGGATGCAATTTTTGCAGTACTTCTGGCCGTCCTTATTTGCCGTGCGAAAGGTAATGTCGCAAAACTTATCTGGAGTACAACATGATTTTAAAGTTCGGATCAAAAGGTAATGATGTCATTACATTGCAGAAGCAGTTGAAAAAGCTTGGTTTTAAAGGCGTTAAAGGAAAAGAACTGTCCATCGATGGCGATTTTGGTGCATCTACTGAATTTGCTGTAATGACATTCCAAAAGCAAAAAAACTTAGTAGCAGATGGCAAAATAGGGGACAAAACAAGAGCAGCTCTATTTGACCAAGATACATCTAAATTTCTTAAAGATAGTGACTATAAAAAAGCAGCTGAGCGTTTGAAAGTTTCGGAGCTTACCATTCGTGTTTTTGGTGCAGTTGAAGGCAGGGGAGTCGGTTTTCTTAGTAATAGTAAACCTAAAATCCTGTTTGAACGTCACCGTATGTATGCATATTTAAGGCTGAAAAAAGGAACTGCTTTCGCTGACAAAATGGCTGATGAACGTCCTAATATTGTTAACCGTAAAGCAGGTGGATATCAGGGTAATGAAGCTGAATATGTTCGTTTGGAACAGGCAAAACAAATTGATGTTGATTGTGCTTTGATGTCGACGAGTTGGGGACAATTTCAAGTAATGGGTGAAAACTGGAAACAGTTAGGCTATGCATCTGTACAAGAATTTGTTGAACAACAGTTTGCTAGTGAGTCTTATCAACTAGAAGCTTTTATCCGATTCATTGAATGGAAAACAGGTACTTTTGATAAGAAAAAAGTCACTTTGATCGATGCGCTGCGAGCAGAAAATTGGGAGATTGTTTTCACACTTTATAATGGTCCAAATTATAAAAAACTTGGGTATCAGGCCAAATTCCAAAAAGAATACGATCATTTAGAACCTATTTATGGTGGGATCAAAGCAGCATGAAAAAACCACAAAGTTTAAGAGCACACTTACTAGCTGCTATCCCTGAACTATGTCGTGACCCAGATCGCATTCTTATTTTTGTTGATGAGGGTGCGGTGCGGAGTACGATGGCAAATGGTTTATCATTTGAATATGTCTATACACTGACCATGATTCTGACAGATTATGCTGGCGATCTTGCTGCAGTTAGTATTCCTGTGCTCGACTGGGTTCGAGTCAACCAATCTGAACTAATGGCCAATCTAGATAAAGTTAAATCTGGCATTAAGTTTGAAGCTGAAATTTTGGCAAACGATAAAGTAGATTTGGCAATCCAAATGCCATTAACTGAGCGTGTTATCGTTAAACAAACTAGTGAAGGTCTTAGTGTCGATTATCCTGACGAGCCGCAATATCATAAAGCTGAAGAATCAAAACAAGTTACCTTGTTTGATAAAGATGGTAATGAGCTTGCATCTTGGACCTCAAGAGATCCACAGCAAGAGTATTTTTTATAAATGGCTGAGCTTGAATTTCTTTCCGAGCATCTTAATGCGCTATTAACAACATTAAGTGATGCTGAACGTCGAAAATTTGCAATGATGATTGCTCGAAAAGTTCGTGCAAGCCAAAGCCAGAGAATTACACGTCAACAAAACCCTGATGGAAGTTCTTATATCCCTAGAAAAAATTTAAGAAATAAAAAGGGCCAAATTAAAAGAAAGATGTTCATGAAATTAAAAACAGCAAAATTCATGAAAATAGAAAAAATCCCTGATGGTGTGACTATTGGTTTTGATCAACGAGTATCAAGGCTTGCCAGAATTCACCAGGACGGCTTGGTCGATAATTTGAAATATAACGGTCGGACATTTAAGGTCAGATATGCTCAACGAATCTTACTTGGATTTACTGATGCTGAAGTTGAAATCATAGAAAACGATGTTTTAAAACTCTTCGATTCAAAATAAAACCACTTGTATATAACTGACATACAAACCAAACCAAATGCATTAAACCTTTAGCTGCATAACGATTGCAGCATGAACGCAGAAACCATCCGTCGTCTTGAAAATACGATCCGTTTAGGTCGTATCAAGACCGTAACCCCGTCTAGTCCTTTTCATACAGTTACAGTCAATTTAGGTGACATCGTAACTAAAGAATTACGTCTATTAAATTTGAGAGCTGGGAAAGACTCCACTCATGATCTACCAAGTAAAGACGAAGAATGCATTGTACTTAGTCCTTGTGGAGTCATCGAGCTTGGCATTGTTGTTGTTGGTTTGAATAACGAAGACTTTCCTACGCCATCACAAGATCAGAATATTAAGTTACGGGTATTTGAAGATGGTGCTGTCATTAGCTACGACACCAATAATCATTCTTTACAAGCAATCTTGCCAGCCAATGCAACCGCCATCCTAACTGCACCTGGTGGTTTAACTGTTAATGGGAATACAACCATTAATGGAAATCTCATCACCAATGGCGACTCAACAACAAACGGTAACGTCCAAACCAATGGCAGTACAGCCATGACAGGGAATAACACCGTTGGAGGAAGCCAATTAGTACAAGGATCAAGTCACTCAAGTGGAGACTTTAGTACAGAGGGTGATGTGAAAGCAGGTGAAATCAGTCTCAAGCTCCATAAAACTTCCGGTATTCAATCTGGTGGTGATACTTCAGGAGTACCAGTGCCATGATGTCTAGACGATCAGGTGTACCAATCACAGAAATAGAAAGCATTAAGCAATCGATTGAAGACATCGTTACCACTCCACTTGGTAGCAGAGTAATGCGACGAGAGTATGGATCTATCGTTGCCGATTTAATTGATCAACCCATGAGTGATGTTCTTAAAGTGAAACTTTACAGCGCAATCTATACGCCAGTATCGCGTTGGGAAGAGCGGATCAGTATCGAGAGTTTAAATGTCAGTGCTGTGTTTGCTGGTGGTATGCAACTCGATTTAGAAGCCGTTCATACCCTTACTGGCCAGTCTCTTAACTTAAATATTCCACTTCAAATGGGATCTGCAGCATGACAACTTCATCAACAGCTATTGATCTTTCACAACTTCCTGAACCAGCCATTGTTGAGCAAATTGATTTTGAAACGATTCTTGCTGCAGGTCTTCAAGATTATTACGATCGCATGGATTCAACTGGAGTTGAGTACACCAAACTCAGAGAATCAGATCCAGCATATAAACTGGCAGAAGTGTTTGCTTTTCGGGAAATGTTAGTTCGTCAACGTGCTAATGATTCAGCTAAAGCGGTGTTATTAGCCTACGCTTCAGGAACAGACTTAGATCATAAAGCAGCTGAAAAGAATTTAGAACGACGCTTAATTTCTGAAGCAACAGAAACATCAGAAGCTATTTATGAAAGTGATAGTTTGTTACGTAAAAGAGTCCAACTAGCCCCTGAAGGTTATACAACTGCCGGATCTGAAGGATCCTATTTGTTTCATGGAATGAATGCTGATGTAAGAGTCAAAGATATTGAACCTGTATCACCTGATAGAGGTATTGCAGCCATGTATGTCCTTTCTAATGAGGGTGATGGAGCTGCTTCAGAAGAAATTATTAATAGTGTTGATAAGGCATTAAATAAAAAATTTATTAGGCCTCTTACAGATTATGTTCAGGTTTACTCAGCAAGCATTATTCATTATCAGGTTGAAGCTGTCTTAGAAATTCAAGATGGTCCTGATAAAAATATAGTTCTTCAAGACGCTGTTTTAAAGCTTCAGGAATATGTTAATTCTGTCCATAAACTGAATACCAAAGTTTCTATTACGGGTATAGCAAGTGCCCTTCAACGAAAGGGTGTCATTGATGTTGATCTGATTTCACCAATTGCAAAAATTGAACCCGTATCTGGTCAAGCTGCTTACTGCAACGAAATAGCAGTCAGAATCAAGGGGGAATAATGTCTAAGTTATTACCTCCAAACTCTACGGTTTTTGAACATGCCTTTGAAGATGCGTTCTCACGTATCTCTAATGTACCAACGCCTGCCCGAACATTTAATGATCCTTTAGAAGCGCCTGAAGTGGTTCTACCTTGGCTTGCTTGGGAAAAATCAGTTGATGATTGGGATATCTCATGGTCTGAAGAAAAAAAACGGGCAGTGATTAAAGCTTCATATAACGTGCATTGTCATAAAGGAACCATTGGTGGTTTAGAAGCCGCTTTGGGTGCTTTGGGCTTTACTGTCCGTGTGCAGGAATGGTTCAACATGCAACCGCCTGGTGAACCCTACACATTCAAAATATTTATTGAAACAAGTAGTGCGGAAGTATCTCCCGAGCACTTCAAAAAGCTTTTTGCAATCATCCGAAATAATAAGAACTTACGTTCGCATCTAATTGACTCAACTCTCATTGTCACTAGTGAACTTCAAGCTGAAATTGCTTTATTCACTCTCATCGGCAGTGAATATGAATATTCAAATTATCCAGGCTCTCTAACTCTTGATGGAACTTGGAGACTTGATGGTACACAGAAATTAAATGGTATAAAGGTGTTCTAATATGACTGAAATTATTGGCCAACCACAATGGTCCCCAGTTCGATTACTTGATGAAAATGAATTAGCTATGGGGGGGCGAAAATGGAAATATGAATGAACAGGCAAAATCATTAGTAAATCGTACTCAATTTCTAAAAGCTAATTCCGCTACGAAAGATGAAGTTGCAGAATTAGCTGGCGGAAATTACTCATTTGAAACATATGATTTAATGGATGCGGCTAAAACCAGTCTTTCAGAAAATTCTACGATTACCATTCTTGATGATCCTGATCCATCAAAAAATGGTCCTTGGGGATGGGATGGTAGCAATTTTACAAAATCAAAATATGATCCAGTTAAACTTTTACAAGAATTCTTTAGTAAAAATCCCTTAGTTACTCCTGTAATTTTATCGAGTGAAAATTTAAATAATATCAAGAAGACAGGAATTTATATCGCTAGAAATGGAACTCCCTCTACTGAAAATAGTTATCCACCAGGAAATGAACCTGGTGTTTTTGTACCTTACGAAATTGTCACAGGTTCTACTGGAACTTTGATTCCTCAATTTTATTTAACTTTTTCAGGCAAATTATTTATACGTGGTACTGATGGTAGTGGGATTACTTATAGCCTTTGGGAGCAAATTGGTACAAAGTCTCTTGTGGAAACATGGGCAAATGCTGTAAATCCGTTTATTCAACCATTAAATACGATTTCACATAATGGTAGATATTCGGTTTATTCGACCGATGATGTTTTAATTACAAATCATCCTGAAGCAGGAATACAATGGATTATTGATCATTTTGAAATTGGAAACGTAAAGCGACAAATTGCCTATGATCGTGCTTCAAATAGAGTAGAAACAAGGTCCCATTGGGGAACAAATGGTTGGACTACATGGGAACGATTAATTCTAGCATCTGAGTTAAATAATTATAAGGAAGAAGTCCAAAATATAATTAAACTAAATATAAATCCATTAGAAGCATTCAAAACAAGTTTGATTAATAAATTAAATAGTTTTGATTCTTTAATTTTTAAGCTTATTGGAGATTCGATTACATGGGGAATGGGTGTAAGTAATATCTCACCAACAGATCCCCGAACAGGTTATTTAACAGATCCCCGAAATAAAATGGACCCTATATCACCAACTTGGGCTAACTTATATCTACAATATTTAGCTTATGCATTCGGAGATCGGAGTATAACTGAGGATGCACCTGGCCGTGCTTATACAAAACGAAATCGTATAATTAGTTTTAAGCAAGATATAGATAAATTTGTTTTTAAAACTAATAAAGGTACTTTTGTTCCTAAATCTACAGTTTTAGAAACTATTTCAACACAACCCAGTAAAAATGGTGAAGCTATCAATTTACTAGGTTTGAATTTTCAGTCATTACGTCAAAATGAATTCTCATTTGAAATCACTTCAGACAATATTTCAATTATTTATCAGAAATGGAATATTGGTGATATCAACGATATTGTTGAAGTTTATATTGATGAAACACTAGTAGGTACATTTAATTATTACTCTGAAACATCCTCATACGAAAATACTTTTTCCACTACATTTGAATATGGCAAACATAAGGTCCGCGTCAAGAATATTGCGACAAATGTAAACTCTTATGCTCATATACAGTGTTGCCAAACAATACAGAAGATTTGGTTAATTAATGAAGGGATCAGTGGATCAAGTACTTTGACTTGGTTAGACCGAAAGTTATTTGAAGATACTATTACTGAATATGATGATTTTGTCTTGATGATGCTTGGTACAAATGATCGTGGTACTGCTGGAGGAGAATCTGGTTTTGAAACTAGATTAAATACTTGTATTGATAAAATTAAAATTTTGTCTAATAGCAAAGCTAGAATCTGTTTAGCCACTTCAGCACATGCTTCCTTATCAAATGAATCTAATCCTGTTTATGCATTCAAAATGAGAATCGTAGACCAAGTTATTTCTAAAGTTGCAGAACAAAGGAAATTACCACATATCAGTCATTACAAATATACATCAACAGCTATGATTGAAAACCAACCGATATTTACTTCACCTGATTTGTTACACCCAAATGATTTAGGTAATAAATTAATTTACGAAAATTTGAGAAATACTCTATTCATTAATTAGCAGGTGTGAACAAATGAAATATAAAACTATTCATACAACATTAGGTTTACAGCTACTTGCTCAGGCTGAGTCAACTGCTACTCAAATTCGTCTCACACATATGGCTGTGGGTGATGGCGGTGGCCAACCTATTCAATTAAGTCTAGACATGACAGCTTTAGTTCGTGAACGATTTAGAGCGGTAGTAAACCGTGTTTATCCTGATCCAGAAAATGATTTGAAATTTACTGCTGAACTGATTATTCCTGCTGCTATTGGCAGTTTCGTTATACGTGAGATCGGTATTTTTGATAGTAACGGTAATTTATTTGCTGTTGGTAATTTACCTGATATCACAAAACCAGTTGCACAAGATGGTATTACAAATGATACGGTTTTCCGTATTCCTTTTTTTGTAAAAAATGCTGAAAGTGTTGAATTAAAAATTGATCCAAATGTCGTGATTGCTACACATAGCTGGATCATTAATACAATTAACACTGCCAAGCTTTTACCTGGTGGTACCACTGGCCAAGTTTTAAAAAAGAAATCAAATAATGATGGGGATGTAGAGTGGGGAAATGCATCTGAAGTTAATATTTTTGTTGATTCAATTGAAGAGCAGCAAGTATTGGCAGCCGATCAAACCCATGTGACCTGGTCAACAGTTACAACTAATGGTTTAGCTGTTTACATCAATGGCATACGCTTACATCAAGCAACTGGTGCAGATGGCTGGACGGCAAATGGTGCGACTGAATCAATATTAGGTAAGTCATATCCAGCTGGTACCAAAATATTAGGTGTACAAAATGATCCGCTTGGATCTGCACCTTATCCTTTGGCCAAAGATAAAAATCTAGCAGATGTTCCCAATAAGGTTTTAGCCCGTCAAAATTTGAATGTGTACAGTAAAGAAGAAGCCAAAGCTAATGGCCTACCAGCTGGAGCAATCGTTTACTTTGCTATGAATAAAGCACCTACAGGTTTTTTAAAGGCAAATTTTGCAGCTGTTTCAAGAACTGTATACGCAGATTTATTTGCTGCTATTGGAACGATGTATGGCGCTGGAGATGGGGTAACAACTTTTAACGTGCCAGACGGTCGCGCAGAATTTGTTCGCGGTTTAGATGATGGCCGAGGCATTGATGTTGGTCGTGTTATCGGTAGTCGACAAAGTCAGCAAGTGCAGAAGCATAAACATCTTTCTCTGGGGGAAGCTGATCCAACAATTATTTGGCCATTTGGTGCATCCCCAAGTCTCGGTAAGCTAGGTTCGAATGGTGGTACTGATTGGGATAACCGCTATTACTATACAAATGATGGTTCTGATGTGGGAGATGCACAGCCAAATCCATCAGGGGTGATTGGAGACGAAACACGTCCACGTAACGTTGCTTGGCTCTGCTGTATTAAATATTGATTGAGGACATTATGAACGAGAAAATAGTTTACCAGTACAATCAGGCTGGCCTTTATATTTGTAAAACTGCTGCAGATGAATCTCCGCTTGAACCTGGTGTTTTTTTAATGCCGGGGAACAGTACTGAAACTTCACCGCCTGAAGATTGGCCAGAAGATAAATGGCCAAGGTTCAATGGTAAAGGTTGGGATTTAATTCCGAAGCCCAAAGTACCAGAGCCAATCTCTCCAGAGCAGAAGTTAGCAGAGTTTTTACAGAGTAACCCTGATGTAGTAGCTTTAATCAATAATTAAGAGCATTTGTATATAACTCATATACAAACCTTAAAACATGACTTAAAAACGCCAATTTGTAAGCCTGTGATCTGAAAACCAACCAGAATACAGGCTATTTTTATGGCTCTAGATTATCACCACGGTGTCAGAGTTTTAGAACTCAATGATGGCACTCGTCCCATTCGTACAGTATCCAGCTCAGTGATTGGTATGGTCTGTACCGCATCTGACGCAGATGCAACAAAATTTCCTTTAAATACACCAGTGCTATTGACCAATGTACAAGCTGCTTTAGATAAAGCAGGGGATCAGGGTACGTTGGCACGTTCACTTCAAGCAATTGCAGATCAAACCAATCCAGCCACTGTAGTCGTGCGTGTAGAACAAAAAACTGATGCTGCTGAACAGACTTCTGAAATTATCGGTGGTTCGGTCAATGGTAAATACACTGGTATGAAAGCCTTGCTTGCAGCTGAAGCACAGCTTGGAGTGAAACCACGGATTTTAGGCATTCCTGGTCTTGATACATCTGCTGTATCAGTTGCCTTGGTCGCATTGGCACAAAAGCTACGTGGATTCGCTTACATCTCAGCAAATGGTTGCCAAACTAAGGAAGAAGCCCAAGCGTACCGTCAAACTTTTGGTGCACGTGAAGCAATGGTTATTTGGCCAGATTTCTTAGGTTGGGATACAGCGACCAACGCAACCACCACTTTTGAAGCGACTGCTCGAGCACTTGGCCTCCGAGCAAAAATTGATAATGAGACAGGGTGGCATAAAACACTTTCTAACGTTGCAGTTAATGGTGTGACGGGCATTAGTAAAGATGTGTATTGGCAGTTGCAAGATCCTGATACAGATGCTGGCTATCTGAACCAGAATGACATTACCACGCTTATCCAGCGTGATGGCTTCCGTTTCTGGGGTTCACGAACTTGTTCTGATGATCCTTTATTTGCATTTGAGAACTACACGCGTACTGCGCAAATCCTTGCAGATACCATGGCTGAAGGGCACATGTGGGCAGTTGACCTACCTCTTACACCTGGTCTGGCCAGAGACATTATTGAAGGCATTAACGCAAAAATGCGTGAAATGACTCTAAGCAATTATTTACTTGGTGGTGAGTGCTGGTTAGATCCAGTTATCAATACCAAAGAACTCATAAAGTCAGGCAAGTTCTATATCGACTATGACTACGGACCTGTCCCACCACTTGAAAACTTAGCATTACGCCAGCGTATCACTGACCGTTACCTGGTCGACTTTGCTTCGCGTGTAACAGCAGGATAAGGACTAGATCATGGCTCTACCAAGCAAATTAAAACTCTCAAACCTATATAACGAAGGTAATTCATATCTGGGACAAACGGGTGAAGTCACATTACCAAAGCTAGGCCGTAAATTCGAAAACTGGCGTGGCGGTGGTATGAATGGCAACGTCAAAGTCGATTTAGGTCTAAGCGATGATTCGATTGAAATGACGTGGAAACTCGGTGGTATCGATAAACTTGTTTTAAGGCAGTTCGGTGCAGCTACAGTCGGAGCAATCGGTTTACGTTTTGCTGGTTCATATCAGCGTGATGATACAGGTGAAACTACTGCTGTCGAAATTGTAGTTCGTGGCCGTCATGAAGAAATTGATTTTGGTAATGCTAAAGCAGGTGATGACACTGAAATCACTGTAAAAACAATTTGGTCTTATTACAAACTCACGATCGATGGTGTAGTTGAGATTGAAATTGACATTACTGGTCTTAAAGAAAAGGTTGGTGGTGTCGATATTCTCGAAAAGCACCGTGCCAACATCGGTTTAATTTAACTTTCCATCCCTCTGTTCATGCCCCGTGAGCAGAGGTTTTTTTATATATTTTTTGGAACGTCACTATGAAAACTTTAGAGCAAGTAGAAAACACTGCAACTATTAACCCTGACATTCAGACAGTAGATCTGGAAAAACCACTCATGATGGGTAGTTTAGAAATTTCATCATTAGAGATCCGTAAACCAAATGTTCCAGCATTGCAGGGTGTAAAAATTGCAGATCTTTTACAAGGGGATGTAACAGCAATTTGTGCTGTACTTCCACGTATTTGTACTCCTGAGTTAACTAAATCTCAGATTAATCAGCTAGAACCCGCTGATCTGGCTCAAATTGGTGGAGTTATCATACTTTTTTTGCAACCGAAATCGACGCGTGTTCAAGTATTACGCCAACAGTAGACGATGCAATAGCAAATATTGCGGTGGTCTTTCATTGGCCACCCCAAGCATTTATAGATATGTCACTCAGTCAGCTGATGCAATGGCATCAAAAAGCCATTGATCGTAATGGAAATGATGCCGAATGAAACCCTTAAAACTTGAAGTCCTATTTGGATCAAAAGATAGTTTAAGCCCAGCTCTCAAGTTAATGATTGGAAGTAGCAATGCTGCTTCCAAAGCATTAAAAAATACCCGTGATGAATTAAAACGACTTAATGACCAACAAAAGCAACTCGATTCTTTTAAAAAGCTCAAAGAGGACGTTAAACAAGCCTCTACTGAACTAGAACGTAATAAAAAAATAGTACAGACATTACGTGAGCAATTAGCAGTTAATCCTGATGCAAAATTGACAAAAGAGTTAAAAAAAGCTGAAACCCAAGTTAAGCAATTGACTAAGGTTGTGACTGAAGGTCGACCACGTCTTATTGAGCTCAGAAATGAACTAAACAATGCTGGCCTAAAGTCAAAAAACTTTGCTGAACAGCAGCAAGAATTAAAAGAAAAAATTAGTGCCGCGAATACATCGATCGACAGTCAAAAAAATAAGCTCGAAAACCTGAACCGTATCCAAAAATCACATAGCAATATGTCGGGGAATGTTCGTACTGCAGCTATGTATGGTGCTGGCATGGCTGCAACTGGTACAGCTGCCTTATATCAAATGCGTAAACCACTTGATGAATCCAAACGTGTAGATGTTGAAGAAAATCGTATTGCCTCATTAGGCTTTGGTAAAAAAGCCACAGATGAAGCGATTCAATACGCTAAGGCAATGAAAACTTTTGGTACCAGTACGCTTGATAACTTATCCCTGGTCCGTGATGGTGTCACAGCTTTTGGTGATGTACATCATGCTCAATGGGTAGCTCCAACACTGGCCAAAATGAAATTTGCAAATGAAGCCATGTACGGTGATCACGGTGTAGAAAATGAAAAAAAATTCATGGATATGCTTAAAGTCATAGAAATGCGTAATGGCCTAAAAAGTAAAGAATCATTTACAGAACAAGCCAATATCATTCAGCAAGTCATCACGGCTACAGGTGGACGTGTGCAGGCTGAAGAATGGCTCAACGTCATTAAAACAGGTGGTATTGCAGCAAAGGGCATGGATAACAAAGCCTTTTACTACAAAATGGAACCCTTGGTGCAAGAAATGGGAGGTTTCCGTGTGGGTACATCCATGATGTCTGCTTACCAAAACTTATATCAGGGTAGAACCACGCAGCGAGCAGCTGCAAATCTGGATAAATTTGGTCTTATCGGTGACTATTCAAAAGTTAAGCATAACAAGACCGGAGATTTATCTTATTTAGATATTGGTGCAATCAAAGGTGCAGATCTCTTTAAAAAAGATCAATTCGCTTGGATGGAAAAAGTTTTAGTGCCGGCACTGAATGCCAGAGGTATAACAAAAGAAGGGGATGTCATTGATGCGATCGGAAGTATCTTCAGTAACCGTACTGCATCCAACTTATTTTCTCAGATGTATATGCAACGTGCCCAAATTCATAAAAATGCCAAACTAAATGAAGGTGCATTCAATATTGATCAGCTCAATACACAGGCTCAAGGCACAACATCTGGTAAAGAATTAGAAGCAAGAGCAAAACTTAACGATGCATATTTACAGTTTGGCCAGACTATTTTACCGATCTATACCCAAGCATTAGTGATGGCAACAAATGCGATGCAAGGTTTTACCGGGTGGATGCAACAGAACCCGACTTTGGCAAAAGCACTAGGTACAGGCCTACTGTTGATAGCTGGAGGCTTAGTCGCTATTGGAGGTTTACTTCTTGTTTTCTCACCACTCATTTTAAGC